AATAGTTCCTTTAAGTCTTCCTCGATGACATGGCGTTTCTGTGCAAGTTCAGCATACAGTTCACCAGCTTTCTTCTCATCAAATGTCCAGCCGTTGCTACCGATCTCACGGCAGATAGATGCCATACGATGCTCAAGGTCGATAGACTTCTGAGTAGGCTCAGTCTTCATCAACTTCTTGTATAGCGTATCAGTAACACTAGTGTCTTGGACACAGTATGACATCATCTCTTCACTGTATTCGTCCCAGCCGCCATCGTAGTCATCCTTGAAATCACCAAGACGAAGACCCCAAGCCTTTAGGCTGTGGCTTCCCCAAAGTTTCTTAGGAAACTTGGCGACACTGAAGTTACGTTCAGCATCCTCATTGAACATGTCGCCATGTATAAGACGAGAGAGAACTAAAGTGTCAGTTACCTTGGCTCTAGTTGTCCAGTTAGGATAGACAATCTGTATCGCTGGAATGTCATAATCGATTATGTTGTGACCTATGATCTCATCAGCATTCGATAGTAGCTCAAGTGCGTCTTCGATCTGGTCTGGGTTAAACGTGCGTACCTCGCCAGTGTCCACCTCACGGCAGACAATGCACCAGATAGTATGGATGGTATCTAAGAGGCCGTTGCTCTCTAAATCAAAGCCCCACCGACTCATCGCTTGTCACCAGAGCCTTTGATAACGCCACGTTTCTTTCGAGACTGTAGCTTCTCGTGGTTCATGGCGGCTACCTCATTCATGGTGATGCCTAAGTCTTTAGACAGAGCCGCGATATACCAAAGCACATCTCCTAACTCGTCGCATATCTCAGCTTTCTTTTGCGCTGGGATTGTGTCCATGCCATCAAAGGTTACATCTTGATCTCTGATGAGTTTCTTGATTTTACCAAGGACTTCACCAGCTTCATTTGCCAGACCTAAAGCTGGATAGATGACCTTCCATTTGTAGATCATAGTAGATGCCGCATCTGCTTGATATTCATTCATTGTGTATTCATGGATGCCTGTAGTTTTCATCTGAATAGCTCCCCTTGTGCATTAAGTTGTCTTGTTGCTTTGAAGATTTGCTGATTGCGTCCATACGGACTTTTGCGCTTCCCTATGACTTCAATAAGTCCAGCGTCTTTCAGCCATTTAAAGTGGTTGGTGATTGAGCCATACGGCATGTGCTTTAGTGCCAGCTGTACTTGTGCACTGATGCAACCTTTGTCGCCAGCGGCTTGGATGACATCAAAGACCATCCGAGTATTCTTTGTTAAATCTGTGTTTGCATACGCCTCTCGGGACGTGCTTGATAAACCACGCATACGTGTTCCTTTGCTTTACTAATGTTTTTGTTTGGGAGTTTTTAGAAACCGAAGTTACTGTCAGTGGCAGTAAGTCTGCCTGTTTCGCGGTTGTACTGAAGTTCATCCGCTTGGCCTACAAATCCTGTATGCCTATTCTTTAGTACGACAAGTTCTCGCTTGCCCGATGTTGGGTCTTCGCTGTCAACATTCATAGCAATACAAGCTGTCGCCAGCTGTGCTAAACTGTGACTTCCTCTCAGCTGTGACAGCTGTGCTCTGTCGCCGCCTTCATGGCCTCTTTCAGAGTTTGGTCTCTTTAAGTGTGACACAAGGATTAACGCTAAGTCCAACTCGGTACACAGGACTGTGAGAGTGTGCATGATGTGATCTATGAGAACTCTCTCGTTGTCAGTTGTACCAGAATACGAACTAACGAGAATACTTATGTGATCTAAAAAGACGACATCACACCCAAGCCCATGCTTCATGTACCTGATACGATTACAAATGGTGTCTATGTCAAATGACCCAAAGTGATCGAAAAGATAGATTTGACCATGAGACAGCAAGTCGTCAAAGCCTGTCTTGATCTCCTCTGGTGTTGCCGCATCCTCATCAATCACAATGTTTCTATTGATGTGGAGACCTACGAGACCTTGGGCTGTACGTTTGGTGCTTTCTTCTAGCATCAACATTCCAACCCGTGTTCCTGTCATGTGTAGGTTGTAAGCAATCTCACGTATAAGCGTACTCTTTCCCGTACCACTTCCAGCCACGATAGTCACAATTCCCTGCCGTATACCTTTGAGCATGTTGTTTACCCTTGGGTATGGGTACTTCATTGGACTTTCAGCGTCTGGAGTTGCTACAGTCTCACGCATGTCAGACATCTGGACTATGCCATCTGGCCTGTAGTCTGCGGCTTGATGGATGGCGTTGATGATTGCTCCAGCCTCACCTTTGACTAAGCACTCATTAGCATCCTTGTGTGGCAAGACAGCAATCTTAACCTTGCCTATGGGCAGAACTTCAGCACACTCAATGGCGGCCTTACGTCCAGCTTCATCCTGATCAAACATTAAGATTATCTCTTTAAAGTTGTTGAGGTAATCAATGTTTTCCAACAGGTTTTTCTTAGCCCCAGCACTGCCATTCCTCACAGATATTGTAGCGAATTTATGCTGTTGCACTTGGCTGACGCTCATGGCGTCTATCTCACCTTCTGTAATGACTAGCTTCTTACCAGCTGACCAAAGGTGCATCCCAAAGAGACCAGTGATCTTTCCAATAGTAGGGAACTGCTTGTCTCTAGTGCGTATCTTTTGGCCTTCTGTTTTACCCTTGGCATCCTTGAAGGTTGCAACCTGTATTGGCTCACCTTTGCTGTCTTTTGTTACAAAGTATCCAAACTTACGGCACGTAGCTTCAGTCAACTTTCGTGACCTTAATTCCATGAAGTCGCCGTTCAAAAAAGAGTTGGCTGCATTTGTCTTTTCGACAGGTGGTTTTTCACCTTCAGCTGGGGTGTGTTTTAGACAACTAAAGCAGAACATATGTCCATCGCTGTAGAGGCTATTTGCATCCGATGACCCACAGGCATCGCATTGTTCGTGAGACACAAAGGTGCTCTCTTCTTGTTCATCCATCTCTTTCATTCCAATAATGTGTAAAATCGTGATCGTTCATTCCTTGGATGTTTCTGTGCTTCTCATAAGCACCACAGAACTCAATCAGTGCATCAAGTTTATCTTGTTTCTTATCTGTCAGAGTGCCTTTTTTGTATTTGTCACTCATTAGTATTCTCATTAGCTGTGTCTGTGCATATCGTATGCCTACAAAGTTTCTCATGTTTCTTGCTTCCCTTAAAATAAAAAGGGCGATCCTAAGACCGCCCCTTGCTCTCTTTATCCAGCCTTCGCTGGTCTTGTAGCTACCGCTACTTGGCTTGCTTCATGCCAATGTGACATTCTTCAATCCACTCTGATGGTATTCGCTTGTGTGCCCATTCGAACCCATTCTTGGTGCAAAAGTCTGCATAAGAAGTTGGAGACCCCTTATACAGTTTCGCGTTTGCATTCTGGAAAAGAAAACGTAGATCAAGGTCTGGCAGTTGCTTCTTAATCAACACGTGTTTCTGTCGATCAGCTGTCACCCAGCGTCCTTTGGTTTCTAAGAACCATACACCGCCAGCTTTCGGGAGAATGAAGTCTGGAGTGTACTTGGCAGTCCGCGCTGGGATTAGGTAAGACAGTCTCTCAGTTTCATAAGTAAATGGAATACCTAGTCTCCTGAGTTCTTCTGCTACCCCAACCTCAAGACCTGATCTATAGCCTTCTTTGATACCTCGGTATCTATGATTAGAAGTCAAAGTTATCTGCGTTTCCAGTAGGTGCAAATGGTTCATCGATTGCTGATGTGTCCACAGTGAACCCACCTTCCTCGATTGCTCCAAAGCCTGTTCCATTCATACCTTGGATGGCTTCGACTATTTGTACTGCCTGTAGTGTTATAGACACCCCAGCCTGACCGCTAACTTTGTAGACATTTAGGAAGCCTTTAAGTCTTAGGCGACTGCCGCCACCGATCTGTGGTAAAGCATTAGTTGGTACTTTTTGACCAGCTGTGTCGTAGAACTCAGGCATATACTTTGACTGTAGCTTGAAAGCCACTTCCCCAGTTTCTTCATCTGTTTGATAAGGTACTCTGTAATGAGCCTTCCCATGTTCTTCTTTAGCCGCATCCTCAATGATCTTAATCAAAGGCTTTGCGTCTTCTGGAGACAACAACAGTTCTGACTTATACTTACCTTCAGTGTCGAAGGCTGTGTCAGGTTTCAAGAGGTGTGGATACTTAGCCACGCCAGTTGGTGTCTGGAAGTTTATCTTTTGTTTTTTTGGCATACTTTTGTCTTTCTAAAGTAAAAAGGCCAACCCTAGATGACTAGAGATGGCCTTTTATGTTTGGGAGAAGAAGTCCCTAGAGTCCTTAGGAGGAGGAGGAGGGTCTAGGGGCTTCTGAAGGGTGACATAAGTATTAACTGAAGCAGAATTGGCTCTCCCTTATCAGCTGTAGGTCAAGGTTTCCCATTTGTGGAATTGGGTCTACATTGGCTTTCTCAAAGTCAAACGGATGATCCAGCTGTTGCCTCAGTTCTTCTTGCCATTTGAGCAACAGGTTTTCAGCTTCATACATCTCGATATGTGCGTCCCTAACTGCAAAGTATAGGTCGTCCACATCTCCTGAGATTGCAAAGCTGTCGTGGATCATAAAGAAGTCTTCGGTTGCCCCAGCGTCTAGTAGTTTGACTATAGTTTTAGCCATTCCAGAGGCGTCAAGAGAGTGTATCAGATTAGCGGCTACAGATGCTGTATTCTTCCTGACATCCACTTTACCAGTATCTAGCGATAAGGAGACCTTAGACCTAGTTCTTTGGCCTACTGCCGTATCAAACAGGAATATCTTAGTCTCCACCCTGTCCCTCTTTAGATAGTTATGGAAGACCCTAAACCCACTAGGTGAAGTCCAATTGACCAGCTTGTTCTGCTTACTGAGAACATTAGTACACGACTGTATCCACTTCATTGCTTGAGCCGCTTTTGGTAAGGTCTCCACAATGCTGTCATAACTGTGACCAGCAAGGTAACGAGCCGCAACTTTCCGCTCTTTGTTAGTCCTAGCAATCGGGTGTTTCTCTAACTCACCATAAGACACAGATCGTTGCAAAGGCTTCATCACGTCTTCCATGTATTGCCCTGTCATTCCAGCGACAACCGATGAATATGGGTAGGTCATGCAAGCCCGCTTTTGATTTCCTCTGGTGATACCATAGTCTAACCAGATACGCGCCAATTCAGCCTTGGTAATCTCATTATTACCAAAGGCACTAGGGTCGTCTAAATCAACTTCAAGTCTTTGTGTAACTTTGTCGGCTACTGTCTGGTAGAGGTCAGCCATTGTGTCTTGGGGAACTAGGTTTACTAAAGCACCCTCTTCACTACGTGTCAAAAGGCTGTAATGCTGTACGCCACTATTAGTGCCATCCAGTGATATAGGAATAAAACCAACGAAGTCGTCACCTTCCTCAAGGTATCTGGAATATTCGAAGATTGCGGCTAACATTTGAAAAGGTTTGTCTGCGCCTGACCATTGACCCAGACTGTTCTTATAGTCTTTAGCCATATCGAGTAGCACACCTTCATTCTTGTCAAACCAAGCCACTCGCTCATCAAGAGGTGCTTTGTCGATCTTCTCAAAGCCACTACAGTT